AATGTGGTGTGAGATCTTCCTGCAATTCTTATTTTTCTCGAGCCAGACCATGAGTCCAATATAAAAGTATAATTTATATTCATCCAGTCATGATCTTGAATACTGCTAAATGTACCTTCAAGTATTTTAGTACCACTAATTGTTGACCAACTTGAGCCGCCATCAGCTGAATACTGAACTCTAGTACATAGATACGATCCTTGAGGATCTGGATCCCAAGAAACTGTAAAGTTAACCTCATAAACAACACTTTCAGCGTTTTCAAAAGGTGTATATTCTATTGCTGTACCACTGTACGCAACTAAGGATGTAGTTATTACTTGCTTAGTAAAGTCTGTTGTATTTACTAAAAATTCTTGTTTATTTACAGAACTTGATCTAATGTATGACATGTTTAACTTTCTAGTATTTAAATAAAAATAGAATTCATTTTTATTCTATAGTAATTATAATGTGTCAATGTTTTTTAAGATATATAAGGTGTCTTGTTCCATTGTAATTTTTGTTTTCAATGTTTTCAATAAGCCAGTAGTGATTGCTCTGCTTTATTTGTGTATAAAACTCATGCATTAATAATACATCAATATTGACACCATCAATTTTTAACAAGTCAGCAGCTAGCAAATTTGAATTAAACTTTCTATCTCTTCTTATTGCTTTTAACTCTACGTACCTGTCTTCATCTGGGTGGTAGAAGTCTGGTGTATAGTGCTTTTCCCTTCCTTCATATTGAACTGTAAATGTTTTGTGTTCATAAATGTAAGGTTTATTTGTAAACTCACACCATCTTGCATAGTCAGCTTCTAGAGAAGATTTGAAAAAATAGTTTTTTGGTAAATCATATCTAAATCCCATTCTTCCATTAGAAGGTATTTCTTTTAAGCCACTACTTTGTGCTTTATTTTGACATTCTTTTCCGCAATACTTAGTAATATTGGTCTCAGGCTTTTCGTAATCTTTACCACAAAATTGACAATTTAAGCTAACTCTCTTTATTTTGTTTTCTTTAATGTAGCATTCTCTTTTACAATAAACTTGGTTTCTATTTGTTTCAAATAAAGTTTTGCAGCTTAAACACTCTTTTTTCTCTCTTTTCTTGCTTGAATCATCTTTGCAATTTCTAGAACAAAACTTAGAATTTAAAGATTTAGACATATGCTTTTTATATTTTATTTTGCAATGACTACATGTTAGTTCTACTAAAGTCGTCTTTCTTGGCATAATAGATACTCCTTTTTATAGTAACTATTATACGATGCAGAAAGTTATACAAGCAAAGAACTATTATTTAGGAAAAAAATCTTTTAGATCAATGCCTTTGTCTTTTGCTTCATCTAAATATTTCAAAGGATTATACTCGCTATCAGCATTCTTGATTGAGCGCCATGAGTCTCTAATGCCTTCTTTAAGTGATCTAGACTTTGAAGTTTCCATAAACTGCAAGTATTTTTTATTTGAAAGTCTATGATTGCCCAAGTAATCAGTTTCAGGATGCCAATTAACTATATTTTCTAAACTAGCTTCTGAAACTTCTTCAATTAAACCGATGATTTCTAGAGTATTATAAGGATTACTAGCTGTGATATTAAAATCTTGGTTTCTAACTTTTGAGTTAACGAGTTTTAATACGTTAGTGCAGAAGTCTTCTACATGCATATAATCTTTAATTTTTTCAGGATTGAGAAACATGTCAATATTTTTTATATTGTTTTTGATTGCAAACAAAGACTTTGCAATCAAAGAATTCATGTCACCTTCTCCGCCATAAGCAAACAAAGGCCTCACAACTAACCACTCTTTTGCGTTACTCCTTACAATCATTTCTCCTGCGTATTTCTGAATAGCATAATCTGTTCTAGGGAATATGCTACTTGTTTCAACAATATCCGAATCTTGATAAACATAAGTGTCATATATAACAGTTGTTCCAAAATAAACGTTGAGTAGACCTGAAATGTTGGCAGCTTCTGTAATTATCTTTGTGCCTAAAACATTTGTATTAACTGCAGCCTCTGGATTGAGCGCCACAACATCTGTTCCAACTACAGCTGCATTATGTACTACAACGTCAATATTTTCTTCATCAAATAAGTCAACCCAGTCTTTTATAGTATTGCTATATACACAAACTTCGTTGTTATGTGTGTATATCATGTTTTCATTGGCAAAACTAGAGCTATCTAGAGATACAAACTCGTGATTAGATGTTTGTATAAGCTTTGATAAGTTCCTAGCAATAAAACCTTTTTCCCCAGTTATTCCTATTCGCATTGTTTCCTTTTTTTCTTTTGTAAAATTCTATATTCAATCAAAGTCTCAGGTATTAACACAACTTTGTTTTTTGCAAATATTGTTATCATGTTGTAGAAATTAAAATCTCTTTGTACTTTGCAAACCAAACCAATGTTTTTATCTTTTTCGTCAACTATAAGTCTAAAGTTTATTAAATCATTTACTTTTATTTTGCTGAGCAAAATAACTACTCTTTATCGTCAATATTGACATGTTTTGTTTTGTTTTTTACTTCAATGATTGGGAGTGTTTTGTCATGAACATTCTTAGCTGCTTGATTCATATTAATTATATATAAAAACTGCATTAAAGGATGACCAACAAAGTTATGAATAGTCCAGTTTTTATATATCTTTTCTAATTTTAAATTCATAATTATAGTTCTTTTTGTTTTTTTAGAAAACATTTTTTATATCATTGTCTGCAAAAGAAATTCTTCTTTCTTTTAATTCACCGACACCTACATAATGACCTTTAGGAAATTCTCTAGATACAAACTTAATAGGTATTACGTAATGATTTTCTCCATTAATATTTACTTCTAGCAAGAATGATCTTTTAAATTTAAACAATCTATGCACATCGGGTTTACCCAATATATAAAAATCATTTTCTTTTATATAGTTGTAGTTGCTAGTATCTTTAAATGTCCAGAATTTTTTATTCAATTGACTTGTCATAAGGTTCTAAAGGTAAACATTTTGTTTCTATTACTCTACCCAAATATTCTTCTAACTCTTCAAAAGAAGTGCATACTTTAATTCCACTTCTTGCTAGCATTAAATTAAATTTAGCGCCATACGGCAAACCAGCACAAAAGTATACGATTGGTTTATTGGAAGCGTAAGCATATCCAGCTTCCCAAATAGTACCAATATCTTTGTCTCTTGTGTTGACAAGTAAAAAGTCAGCCGTCTTAATATGAAATAGATTTCCTTCAAAAGTTTCATCTTGAACTTCTTTGGGAGCATTCGGAGGACAAACAAATATCCTTCTTGGTGATGCTAATTCAAAATGATCTGATCTGTTGTCAAATATGTTTTCAAGCATTGTCAATTCTTCTGCCTGTTCAGGATTAAACCAACCACTAGCTAAATAAACTTTCATATATTAAAACTTCTCCTTAATTGTGTTGATGTAACTAACATCTTCGTTCCACATTCTTGTAAATATTTTTTCATCTTTATCACTTCTACCGTTAATTTCTTCTCTTCTACAGCTGTAAATAGAGTCATTTTCGTTAAATTCAAACAAATCATTTTTAGGCTCTGGGTAATATAAATTTGTTCCCTTGGAAGTAAACGAACCGTCAGTTTGTTCTACACGAAAAGTTCTTACATAATGCATATCAGGCTTGCCAAAGTCTAGACATGTTGCTACTTCTGGGATTCTCTCAACTACTAGTCTTGCAATTCGTGTTGCAAGAATATTGTCAACTTCAGGTTGAATTTGAACGTCTTGGCGCTGTTTAATAAAGCCAATCAAGTCTTTTAGATTGAATCTTGCAATGTAAAAAGTCTCCATACACTTTGGAAGTATAACTCTAGCGTCCATCATTGAAACAATTTTTGAATCAACCATTTCAGAATATAATTTTTTTGATTCATTTACAATGTTAATATATCTAAAATAGAAGTCTAATTCATCACCTACTTTGTTACAGTTTTCAATTGATTCTGGCACTAGTGCATTATCATACCTTAGATCTCTATCACCAGTACATTGTGCTGCAAATGATCCTGCTCTATGCCTAATAAGATGTGTAACAGTCTGTGTATCAATACCGCTAATCTTGAACGTGAAGCCTAAACATTCCATTGGCGTCGGTAAAGCTTTAAAGTTCAAAACATCTTGCAGGTTCTTTGATGCTTCTAGATAACCTGCTGTTTCAAAACTAGTTTCAGAAGGTATATCTGCCCAAGTAGCTTTAGTCATATTCCATGCGATCTTCTGCGCTTGAGCTCTTGTAGGCGCATCAATAACTTCAATCTTTAATGACTCAAGATTATTGATAAAATCAGTTTTTGGATCTTGATTAAACTTAAGATCCATAGGCAATGTCACTGGTTCTAAATTATTATTAATAGGCAATTAATTCCTCCTTGTTTGTATTACTTTTTATTATAATACAATAGAATTAAATTTACACGTCAGAATAATCAATAGATTTTTTAAATTTTCCCGGGTGGAGAACATTTAAAAAATGTTTTAGCTTGTCTACTTGCCTTTCTGAACTGAAGTTGTCTTTTATTAAATTTATAAATATTCTTGTTTCGTTTGGGAAAGCTACTACATCTGTCTCGAGAACAAGAACGAAATACGCTATTAATGGGACAACTAATCCCATTTGAGCTTCTGTAGCAGATGAGTCTTGTCTGTCATCGCTCAAAAGATCGTTTCTAAACGCTTCTACTGCTTGAAATATATCAGCCCAATTTGTAGGAGTTTTCGAAGCTCTTTCTAGCATGTCACTTACTGACATGTGTAAATTAGATAGGTCACTATTTTTATCATCTTCATTAGATACTTCAAAAAGCATGTCGTATACTTTTTTTAAATTTACTTTACTCTTCATTTATTAAATCCTTTAATGTTTCAATAATTTTTATGTTTTTTTCCTGTATAATGTTATTACTTGTAAGACAAGCTTTAGCTTTTTCAATAGACTTATCAAATAACATGTATGCTTGAATAGACTCAAATTCAGCATCAATTTCTGATCTGTAATCTTTTTCAATATCTAGATAGAATATGTTTTTATGTATTGCATATTGTATTTCTCTTGATAAATTTGTGAATATTATTTTCTTAAATCTACAGTAGTCTTTGAGTTTAAAACAAAAGTTCCCATTAAACTCTACAACGCCTTCATCTTTTCTTTTCCCGCTATAGAAAAAATTACTCTTCATAATATTACAAGAAAAATCCTTGCAATTTGTATCAATATCAATATCAATTTCAGTATAAAAGTCTACACACAGGCTTAAACAATGACTAGAAGATATACTTTTACTTATACTCGTGTAAGTTTTGAAATTAGAAGTTAGAGTAAAGTAAATAGATTTTGAGTCTATTATTATTGAAATGTTAATATCATTGAGCATTCCCAAGTAAAACAAAAGCATGCTTTCTATTTTGTCCCAAGCTTCTGTTATATAGCTTGAAGATCTGAAATGTTCGTTTGTATAAAACTTCAGATCTTCAAATAAAAACATAACTAGTAACCTTTTTGTAATCTCCTTCTAATTATATTGTCCTTAGCATTAAATGCATTATAAAATTCATCAACGTCTACACCCATTAAAATCATTAGAGAAAAGAAGTAGTTAAATGCATCAACTATTTCTTCTAGGAATTCTTCTCTATTAATTTCGGGCACATCTGTTTCCCTATGAGGCTTCCAGTTTTTTAAATGCCCTAAAGCTTCAAACATTTCTTCAACACCTTTAAGTGCTGTTTCTCTGATTATTACTTGACTATTTTTTTCGCTTATATCAACAGGCCAAGATGTATATGTCTCTGGGTACTTTTCTTTTATTAAAAGCATGAAGCTTTCTCTTTTACAGAAAACATCTCTAAGCTTATCAGTGCTCATCTTCTTCTTCTTTGCTTTGAGAGTTTACATTAGTTAACATTTTTTCAATGCTATTGTCAAATATTTCTTTATACTCTTTCTCAAGCTTCAATAAGCCATCTTTATTTACTTCTAATTCGACCATCCTTAAATGGTCAACTATGTCTGTTCCTGTTAATATTGCCATTTGTACAATTTTTGCTATTTGAGCTATTGCTGTATCATGTAATTTCATATCTATCCTTTTTTTAAATTATCAATGGTCTCTTTTGCAATTGTCTATTCAAAGAGTCATCGTCGTGTTCAATAACTTTTACCATGTCAATTCCTTCTACTTTTTTTAAAGATTTAACAACTGTCATAAATTTATCTTTTTCTTCTATAAAAGCAGGTATATAAGATACATTTAATTCAATTAATCTGTGACCATAAGAAGTAACAACATCTGTAACCTTGAGAGTCTGTCTTACTGTAACAATCCCGGGTAATGCTCTTATATCTGTCATGATATCAAGAACTGTCGGGTCTTCTCTTTCTTCTATTTTAATTCTGCATCTAACTAATGTATTTAATAAATCACTGTGTCTTTCAAGTAATAGTTTATTTTTTTTTAGCATAATATAAATCCTTTTTTATACTATACTAAATATTACTGTGTTCGTTTATTTATTAATATAACTTTCAACTGTAATTGGCCAAAGCTCTTTAATGATATCTAGCATTTTAATTGCTAGCTGTTGAATCTCCCATTGTGCTCCTTCATGCGTTCTAAGCTCTATAAACTTGAGAACATTATTTAGATTTGCTGTTGCATAGTATTCTGTGTACATTGTTTGTGGCAAAATTCCTCTTGCTTGCTCTTTACAGACACCTGATTCAACAAAATTATTAAATAAGTCTAAAGATTCTCTACAATGCTCTTTATACAGCTCTGATACTTTTGCTTCGCCACTCCAGCTACTTAAATATACTTTAGGATCAATCAAATCTTCAGAGCTAGATGCTTGTCTATTTGTTTTATGCTGAGTTCTAAAACTTTTTGGAGTATAAAATTCTATATTATAGTCTGTATATCTTCTAGATATTTCATTGTATGACCATGTTCTGTGTCTATGATGCTGGCTTCTTACAAACAAAGGAACTTTGATTCTAAACGTTACAATATTATGTTCTAATGTAGAAGTATGTTTGTGTTTAACTAAATAGTTAATTAACTTTTTGTCTTTGCTATCAATTTCTGATTTTTGAACTCCAAAAGATACTCTAGCAGAGTTTACTACAGTTATATCTTCTCCCATATATTGCACTAGATCTAAAAAACCAATATTGTCAGCATATAAATATTTTTTTTTCACTAAATTTCCAACCTTTTCCATATTTATATTGTTATTATATTATTAATTTGAAAGTTTACAATAAAATTATGTCATATTTAAAATACTCTGCTTTTTACAATAAAAAGATGTCAAAGTATACGACTACAGCTAGACAAGACTTAACAAATTCTTTTTCTACAGCATTAGGCTCTGAAATTACTTATGAACCTTTTTCTATTACAGAAAAAGTAGTATATGAGTATGTCACTTCTTGGACATATAAAGATGAAACATCAAAGATAAATTTCAGGATATTAGAGTACAATACTGGTACTAACGAATGGGATGTAATAAATGGTGCATACATGACAATAAAAACAAAAAAAGCCGGCTCAAATCAAGTATGTATAAAGTTTCTTTTGAATGCTTGGGCAGGTGCTAAACAATTAAAAATAGAATGTAAAGAAGAATCTGACAGCTTGGAAGGTTATTTACATTCTAACAAAGAAAATACAAAATTTTTCGATCCTATAGTTTCTTGTGTTGGGACAAAGTGAAATGTCATACCTTAGTACAGAAAGAAATATTTTTAATGTTCAAACTAACATATCAAATAGTCCGTCAGCTCAGGGTTCAAGTACAACTTGACTTGATTTAGAAGCATCAGACATAACTTATAATTGTTACAACAGTCCGTCTTTTGTGATATATGAATATTCTACTAGCTTGTTTTATAATACATCATACGGGACTTTTGATTTTAAACTTATTCAGTATAATACTTCAACGTCTTCTTGGGAAGACGTTGATAATAGTCAACAGTTTTCTTGGGGTTTAAACTCAGGATCTGGATACCCTTCAGAGTTTAAAACTTTTGTATTTATTTTAAGTGGTTGGGATGGTAGTAAGCAACTAAAAGCGCAATGGAAAGCTATTGCTGGGAGCGGTAAAGCACAATATACAAAAAGAATCGACCTTTCCGGGAACGATTCTTTTTACTCACCAAAGCCTTTCTTAGAGATAAAGTCTATAAAATGAGTTATATTAAAAAAGAAAAAATCATTCAAAAAGTTTATAAAAACATAGATGCTAGTGTATCTTCGCAATTAGGCACAAGTACTTATACAACTATTACAGGATCTAATGCTTCGTATGAACCTCACGAAGATGCAAGCTATATTGTCTATGATTTCTCGTTTGTTTCACACAGCAATTCTAGTATTAATCATAACTTATTCTTAGCATTAACTTATGATACGGGAGGAAGTGAAACTGGCCATGAATACTTAGGGATTACAGATGCTTATAATGATGGTCACTATATTCTTAGAGCTAAGTTCTTAATACCTACCTATTCAGGTTCTAAAAACTGGCAGCTAAAGTTTAGAACAAACAATACGGGTAATTGGTTTCCTAAGCTTCATGAAGATGAAGACGGTAATGTATGTTACCCTACACTTATAATTTACTCAATAACTTAATCTAGTCCGCAATAAAGCTTTTCTGCCCAAGGAATAACATCCCATTTTCTTGCTGAAATGTTGTGATGGCCCACGATGCTATATTCAGATGCTTCCTTTACAGGCATTACATCTAATGATTCACATACGGGCTTTTCCAAAAGACCAGAAGCTTCTCTCAGCGCCTGCAAGAATTGTCTACTTAGATCAGCAAACTCATCACCAATCATCACACATTTCCTACCTTTAACTCTACTATCAGGAATCTTGCAAACTTGCAAAGAAGCATCTGGGTACCACTTCTGAGTTTTTTCCCAATACTTCTCTTCAGGATGCATGCAAATGTCTACGCCAATTGAGTGTTTATTAAACTTACCTGCATGATATGCAACTAGTCCTGTGTCTAAGCATTGCAAAATTTCGTATTCACCAGTCTTATGATTTCTACCAATAAGAAAGTGTGAAGATACATGTCTTCCTTTCGCCATGTTAAATACATTATAGCAGTGTCTGCTGTTTAAACCTCCCCAGTGTACACATATAGTCTTAGGATCTGCTTTCCTTGTATACCAGTTTTTTGTACCGTCATCTAACTCATATAGTGATGCAGACCAGTCTATCTCTAGAGGTGAGTCAATAGGTACAACTTTACCCATATGCATCATAATAGGCATGCCAAAGTATTCTCTTGCAGCTCTATGCGTATTAGGTCCATAAACACCATCAACACTTACTCCTGCTTCACTTTGAAGCTCTTTTACATAGTCTCTATTTTTATTTAATGTTTTAAATTGTTCCATTAATAATCCTTAATTTTATTTAATTTTCTCTATAATAAGCAGGAATTTCTTTTCTATTACTATAATCAGAATCTTTATTTTTATCCAATTCTTTACGAAAATAATCAAAAACGTCTCCATGATCATTATTACTGGAAATAATATTTATTACTGATTCTTTTGACAATCTATAGTGAAGTGAAATATTTTCCAGTGCATTGTTTGCTTCTATATTGTACTTCTCTAGCCTTTCTAATGCTTTTACTCTTTTTTCATAGTAGTCACTATTTGGATCGTTTTCAATTATATTCATAAAAGACGCAAATGCCAGACAAAATACTACAAAAAATATTCCGTTATAATTCATTAATCCAGCTCTATATCTACTGATACTTTGCCTTTTAGACGAGGTATTCTTAGTTGCTGAACTATGTTGTGCTCTTTTGCTTCTTCTGCTTCTAAAAACCAGTCAGCGTGACCTTTATCGTGAATTAGGTTTAGAAAGTAATCGTCTGCTTTGCCACAGTTTCTTGCCATCATTGCATATAGCTTCTTATTCAGTCTTTCAGCTTCTCTTGCATCTGCTTTTAATTCTTCTACTTTTCCAAAAGCTGCAGTTGATACGTCATGTATCATAAGTACTGCATCTTTATCCATAAACCTTAAACCGTCTTCACCAAAAGAAGACAATATTGCGCCACATGACATAGCTTTTCCTTTTACTATAGTTGCTATTGGAATATTAGAAGATTTTATAGTAGAAATCATAGACAGTAAAGAGTACGCTTGTCCTCCATAAGAATCAATAATAACGGGTATTACTTTTTGTCCCGTATTATGAGCTAAGCTTACAGCTTCTGAAAATGTGTTTGATGTTTCTTCGTTGAATTCATTAATAACAATTATTATTGGTTCAACTTTCAGCTCTAAAGTTTTAATTAGTGGTGATATTTCTGTAATGAAGTTCATTAACGCTTAATCCTTTTTTAATCTGTATGTTATTATATCAATTAAGTATTGTAGTTATATTTTTTGTGTTGACAATTTTCATCAAATAGATTCCCAACCCCAAGTTTCGCCGCTCATGCCATCTGCGTTATAATCTGTAACTGTACCTTCAAAGAAATTCTTAAAAGAATCACCATTTATTATCCAGTCGATCCAGTCAAGAGGATTGTCTTTTACTTTAAAGTTAGGCTTAAGCCCTAACTGAATTAGGCGCCTATCAGCTAGATATCTTATGTAGCTTTTTACTTCTTCTTTTTCTAGCCCTTCTATGGCACCCATCTCATAGGCTAAGTCAATAACTTTGTCTTCAAGTTTAACAGCATCTCTATACATCTGATATATTTCTTTTTTAAACTTATCATTAACTATTCTAGGATGTTCTTTAATATATTCTCTGAATAGCTGTGTTATACCTTTAACATGCATTGTTTCGTCTCTAATGCTCCACTCTACAATTTCGCACATTCCTTTCATTTTACCGAAGCGCTGATAATTTAAAAGCATTACAAAAGCTGAAAATAGCGACATTCCTTCGTTGCAAGCAGACTGTGCTAGCGCTAGGCCCAGGCCTTTTCTAGTAGAGACGTCATTTTGTTGCATAAATTCAATCTTGTCAGACATTTCTTTGTACTCTAAGAACGCACTATACTCTTCTTCCGGCAAGCCTAATGTATCGTTAAGGAGAGCATAACTACGTTGATGCGTGCCTTCACGATTTGCAAAGCTTAATAGCATACTCCTAATTTCATTATTTTTAAACTTAGGTATAAACAGATCACAATAATTACCTCCTACTTGTACGTCACTTTGTGTAAATAATCTTAGAATCTGCGTAATGTGATTTTTTTCTTCTTTGGATACTTTTCCGCCTTTCCACTGATTAACATCCTCCTGTAACTTTGCTTCCCAGCTACCCCAATGAATTTTTTCATGTGATTCTGCAATTTCCATTGCCCATGCGTATTTAAATGGTTTGTATGTCTTGTTATATTTTAGTAATGACATTTAAACTTCAAAAGCCTTTCTTAATTTTTCTTTAACTTTCGGTACAAAATCATAATTGTTTAAATCTTCAAAAGATATCCACGAATAGTCAGTATTTTCTTGTATTTCTTTTGTATGACCAAGTTTATCTTTTATAGTACTGTAGGGTAGTAATGAATTTCTTTCGCTCTTTAACACAATGTTATCAGGTAAAAGCTTGATTTCTTGTGCCAACTTTGTCATGAATGTCTCTAAAACCCAGCCTTCTTTATCTTCTTCTTTGCCTAGAGAAATTAAATTGTATCCTGTCAAGTCTATATTAGTTTCTTCTTTTGCTTCTCTTCTTGCTGCTTCCTCAGATGTCTCATTTTTATCGATACCACCTCCGGGTAAATTCCAAACTAAAGGCATCCATGGTGCTGTTGATCCTCTTTGTAAAATTAAAGCTTTGTTGTCTCTAATAATAATAACTGCGGCGACATCAGGAATTAAATTATCATTTATTGTATTTAGATAGTTTTCTGTATAAATTTTAATATCTTTGTAAGACATTTTGTATCCTTTAAATTATATGTATATTATATATTATATTTATATATTTTACATAAGGAATATTGAATGAAAAATAAAGATTATCGAGTTTTATTCGAATCTTGGCAAAGATTTATTAATGAAGGAGAATCTGAGTATACTGAATTGCATATGTATGACTTTGATGACACTCTTTTTAGAAGTCCTTACCCACCTAAATGGTGGTACGAAGATTACGATGTATATATGATGTGGGATCAAGATAATCCTCCAGTTAGATCTCATGAGATAAACGAAGACTGGGATACTAGTCCACAAAGCCTTGGTCCTCCTTTTATGAATAAAAACCCGACATTAAGCTCTGGTCTTTGGAAAAAAGACGTTTTGCTTTCTGCAATTGAATCTCAAAGTAAAAGCTATGTATACAATATGTTTTGTACGGGAAGAGAAGTCGTTTTGAAAGATCATATAAAAGAAATGATGGACAATGTTAATTTGACTTTTGACAAAGACAAATATTTTCTTCAGCCTGATGATAGAGATACTGCAAAGTTTAAAGTTGACAAAATATCTAAAGTATTAGACGATCATCCTACAATTAAAAAAGTATGTATATGGGAAGATAGTACAACAAACCTAACAAATATAGAAGAACTATGTAACTCTAGAAAAGATTTAAAGTTTGAAGGTTATAGAATAGAAAAAAATCCTATAGAGATAACAATGTCAAAAGAAGAATATTTAGAAAAAATAAAAAATATTTAACCTTGACAGCTTAAACAGTCATCGTCATCAATAAAGTCTTTTAGTTTATTTTGCTCTACTTTTTGACTAACTTTTTCTGCTGCTGCACCAGAGTTTGTTCTTAAGTAGTATAAGCCTTTTAGTTTCTTTTTCCAAGCTCTCAAATGAACTGCATTAACATATGACTTGTTTGTTCCAGCTGGAAAAAATAGATTAACACTTTGCCCCTGACAAATGAATTGTTGTCTATCTCCTGCATGATCTACTATCCACCTTTGATCTAGTTCGAATGCTGTCTTATAAACATTCTTGTGCCAATCAGACATCCACTCTAAATGTTGCACAGATCCTTCATTTAAAATAATTGACTTCCAAGTTTTTGCAATAAATCTTTTTTGTTCAGATTTATCGCTTGATTTCTTTTCAGCATATTCAGATAATACTTTTTCTAAGCGCGGATTCTTAACAAGATAAGATCCTACTCTTGTTCTATGTGTATACGCATTCGATTTCCATGGTTCTATAGAAGGACTTGTTCCTATAATTATAGAAGAATTTGCATTAGGAGCTATTGCCAAAAGATGTGCATTTCTAATACCTAGGCCTTGAGCGTCTGGACAATCACCTTTTAGTTCAGCAAGAATCTTAGTTTTTTGTTTTGCTTTTGCTTGAATATGAGAAAAAACCTTCATGTTAATAGATTTTGCTAGCGCTGATTCAAAAGGAATATTTTTTAATTGCAAGTACGCATGAAATCCCATAGCACCTAAGCCTAGACTTCTTTCTCTAAAAGCAGAATATTTTGCCTTTTGAAGATGATCAGGTGCGTTATCAATAAAGAATTGTATTACATTATCTAGATACTCTATTAGATCTTCAACAATTTCAGTATCTTTCCACTCATCATATTTTTCAATATTAAGCGAGCTTAAACAACAAACAGCACTTCGTTCAGAAGAAGTTGCAAGATGGACCTCATTGCAAAGATTACTTCCATGAATTTTTAATCCCAAATCTTTTTGAAATTCTGGAAGACGCTTATTTGCTTCATCTATAAAATTAATATAAGGCTCTCCAGTTCTAAATCTTATTTTTAGAATTCTTTGCCAAAGTTCTCTAGCACCAACAGTATCTCTTATAGACTTATCATTAGGGTCTAAAAGATTCCACACTTTTCCTTCAACAACAGCATTCATAAATTCGTCTGTAACATTAATTGCATTATTAAGATTAAAGCATTTCCTATTGACATCTCCTCCTGTGGGTACTCTAACATTTAAAAACTCTATAATATCAGGATGAGATACATCCATATAAGCCGCGTAAGAACCTTTCCTTGTTTTGCCTTGTCGATATGCTGTCATATCGCTATCAACTGTCTTAAGGAAAGGGATGGGCCCGGGCGAAATAGAACTATTTGATCTTATGCTAGACCAATGTCCTCCTACACCTCCACCTTTGACGCTCATCCATCTAAGCTCATCAGAATGTTCAATTAATCCTTCCAAAGAATCATCAACATATGTAAGAAAGCAAGAAATAGGCAACCCTAAACATTTTTCACTTTCTTTTGGTGCATTAGATAGTATTGGACTGGAGTACATAAACCAACCATTTGATGAGTAATCGTATATTCTTTGCGCTAGATCTAAATTGTCATTTGAAAATGCTACAGCGGCTCGAGCAAAACTCTCCTGTGGAGAGCTTTCATTGTCATCCATGTAATAATTTTCTAGTAGATTTTTTGAAAAATCTGTAAGATTATTGTCTAATTCTAAGTTAATATTAATACCATAGCACTTTTTCAACACGTTGCTCCTTTTTTAGTCTGAACTTCCTATTTTCCCGGCTTTCCTGCTAGAAGAAAGGGATAGTTTTAAATATTCTTCTTCGTCAATTACGTCAAACTCATTGTCACATTTAACAACAACAAGTTGAACGGGAAGTTTGCCATCTTTTTTAATTGTAAACTCTTGATTACTAATGTTTACAAGATTTACAAATATTTCTCCTGTATAACCACTATCAACTACGCCTGCTCTACACTTTAAAGGTGTCTTAGTAATTGATCCTCTTTCTTTTACTATAGCTACATATCCTTTTGGGACAAGTACATGAAGTCCAGTTTTAATTAGTTCTCCTCTATAGCCAAAATCTTGAGGCATTATAACAACATCGTCTGAAGCATTGTATAGATCTAATCCCGCAGATTCACTATTATAAGCAGGCGCATATTCATTTACGTCATTATTAAATAAAGTTTTTTCTAGCTCTTTGTTACAATAAATGTTAACCATCTTTTTGATTTACTTCTTTCCACTTCTCTCGAAGTTTTTCTTTCATACTGTTGTTATCTTGTTTAACAGCTTCGTTTAATGTTAGTTCTGAATCGTCTAATATTTTAAATTTTGACTTTGCTGTATCTATATTGATAGGAAATAACAGACCATCTCTGCCTGCTCTATTCTTTGCAACAAATATTCTTCCAGTTCCTTCTGACTTTTCCATAGGCTTTCTGCTGATTGACAATACAACGTCAGCTACTTGTGCTTTAGCATATGACTCGCCAAGGTTTTCTAAGCCTACAACATCTGCTTTTGAAGAATCTTTATTAGCTTGAGATGCTGTCCAAATTGGAATGTTAAGATCAACAGCAAGATTTCTAAGCTCTGTATAGATAAGCTTTAGCTCATGCCGCAAAGAATCATATGCTCTTGAAGATTTCATTACATCAGCGTAATCTACAGTTACAAGACTTGGTTTAAATCCTTTAAGAGTTAGTTTTTCAATATGATTCCTTAGAGTAAGAACTGTTGCAGAACCTGTTGGGTATTCTTTAATGACTAGTTTACCAAGCTCCATTTTACTATACTTGTCAATAACTTCTTTTTTTCTTTCTATAACTTCATTGCTTGGAATATCGCAAAGATTAGAATCATATCTTTTGCCTGTTTCATGTTCAGAAAGCTCAAAAGTATAGTGTATTACATTTTTGCCTGCTCTCATAGCAGAACATCCCATGTCTACTAAGAAGTGAGACTTGCCTACGCCTGTATTTGCTGCTATAACACCAAGTTCACCTCTACCTAATCCTCCTCGAAGTATATCTTTTGCGTCTAATCTTTCTAGACCTGTCGGACATACAAGCCTGTTAATCTGTACAAATCTAGCTTCTATATCATCAAAGAAGTTGTGACCTGTAGAATTGGGCATGCCAACAGATATTGCTTCTTTCATGATGCCTAGGACAGATTCATACTTTTCAGTTTGTATGAGCTCAACGCTTTTTTCTAAAGCATCTTTAAAAGCTTGCCTTTTACAAAAGTCTAATGACTTATCTTTTACATATTGCAAATCACCAACGTCTGGATTTGATTTCATTCTATGAAGAAATTCAATAATCTGATCTCTTAGGACAATGTCCTTAGACTTAGATAGATCTTCTTTGATTATTGTAATTAAAATAGTTAATGTTGGAAAAGTCTTGTATTTATTGTAATATGCAAAATATTTTTCGCACAAGAAAGAAAGATATTTTAAATCAAAATAATCTGGGTTGACAACTTCAATCATTTGAGCTGACCACGTAGTATCAGTAATCATTGATTGAAATACTTTTTCTTGAAAAGGTTTACCAAATTTGGCAAAGTTTCTTTTTTGACTCATTAATAATTGTCCCTTAAGCATGAATTTACTGAAATTAGAAAAGAATGTATATCAAAAGAATTCAGGCCTTCTCTATTTATCGTTTTTAAAACTTTCATTTTATTAGTTTTAGATGCCTTATTTTCAAATTGATAGTTTATTTTTTTAACTTGATCGGCGCTTAACATAAGAGAGTCTAAATACATTAATTTCCAGTTAATTCTAATTGTTTTCTCACTATTTATTATATTATCAAATAGCTTTATTTTACAACTAGAATTAACTTTTTTATTTGACTCATTAATTATATCATCTATTGTTAATTCCTTTACTGTACTTAATTCTGGAAATCGATTTGCCATAGTTTTAAACCCAGCTCCTTTAACACCTTTAAGGCCGTCACTTTTATCACCAACAAAACATCTTGCTAGGCAAAAGTTTTGCGTGCTTATATTCCACTTGTCTAATACATATTTTTCATCTATTAATTTCTTCTTATTTGGAGACCAAATAGTTGTGTCTTTGTCTATTAACTGATAATAGTCTTTGTCTGATGTCACAATTATTTTTCTATGGTCTGTTCTTTTTGTTTTAACAAGATACGATATCACATCATCAGCTTCACAATCGCTCGCGTATATTTGAGTTACTGGCGTTTCGTAAAGAATTTCAATAAGTACTTTTAATTGATTATTTCTATCGTCAACTGTGTTAGGAACTTCACTATAGTAGCTTCTATTTAGTTTTACGGGTCGCCTGCCATTTTTATAGTTAGGGTCTATTGCTCTTCTTTTCAATGAGCCTCCCCCTTCCCATGCAACAATTACTCTAATAGGATTAAATTTGCTGCATAAATGGTCAATGTTTCTAAGGAAACCAAATATTCCTCCGCATAATTGACCATTTAAACTTTTTGCAGGATTAGCCGCAAAGTGACGCATAAAAACATTCAAGCCATCTATATAAATTACAGGCCTTTTGTTTTGCATATACCTTACTTTAACATGTCAAATGCTTCATCATCAGTGTCAATAATGTGATCAGCAACAGCAGCTATTTCAGAATAGCTCTCTGGATCAATATCAGGATCTTCAGTTTCGTTCTTTCTAATCATAACTTTTTCTAAAAGCATGTCTACGTATTGACCATACTCTGGATGAGAAATAATTTCATGAAAGTCTGCTTTATAAAATTTCTTTTCTGCAATTACATCACCTGTATCTAAAGTCGTTACTAATAAATTTTTCCATGCACCAGCACCACTTATTTCAATACTATAGTTATCAACTTGATCTTCTCCATGTTTTCTTAATAAGTCAAAAACCTGTTCATGCTCTTTAATTCCTTTACCAAAGTGAATTTCAAAGTCGCATTTACGAAATGGCGCTGAGACTTTATTCTTAATAGTCTTTGCTGAAACGTTTATTCCGATAGGTTCTTTGTTTTTATTAAGAATTTGAGAACCAGCACCCAACTTAATTCTAACTGAACTGTGGAAAGGTATTGCCATTCCTCCGGGCGTTGTTGTTGGATCACCGTATAATACGCCTACTTTTGTTCTAATCTGATTTAGACATACCATTAGAACTTTTTCGTTTGCAATTACACCTGTAATCTTTCTCATACCCTTAGAAATAGCTCTAGCTTGTAATCCAATAGAATTCTGGTCATAGTCACCTGATAACTCTGCTTTAGGCGAAGTTGCTGCGACAGAATCCCATATAATAGTAACAGGAACATCTTTATCCATTGCCTTTGCTTTAATAATAGTGCTTTCAGCAATTGACAATACTTCTTCAGTGCAATGTGTATCTACATATACAAACCTTTTCTTAATGTCAACACCAAGTGATCTTAAGTTTTCTACTGATGTTGCATTTTCTGTGTCGATATATACAACTATTCCACCCATTTGCTGTGTAGACTTTGCAATCTGAGTTGCAATATGAGACTTTCCAATGCTAGGTGGTCCAAAGATTTCTACAATTCTGCCTTCTGGCAGACCTCCGTCTTTCTGGTTAGATATCATGTAGTCTAGTTGCTTAGACCCTGTACTAATCCACCTGTTTACATGTGTTGGAGAGTCATCTGTGCTTAGATTGTAAGCTACTCTAGAACCTCTTTCTTTGTTTAAGGACTTAATTAAATCAGATGTAAAGTCATCTAACTGTTCTTTTTCTACAGACTTTTTCTTTTTAGCCATGTTTTCTAACTACTACCCCTTAAAGACTTTCAAGATCAGCAAATGCTGCATCTAGATCGCCGTACTTTTGATTAATAGCATCAGGAGAGTCATCCTTTTTATTTTCATTGGGCTTGTCTTTGCCCCAAGAACCACCTCGTGATGTTTCTTCCTTGTCTTCTTCATCATCATTAAGCCAAGCATTGATAATTCGCTCTAGCTCTTCATACTGCTTAAGCTCAAATAAATCATTTACATTTGGAATGTTATCCATCCACTTCTTTGTTTGTGATTGATCTTCTGACAATGGAGTTTCCTTGCCTCGAGGTCTTACATCTGTAGTTGTCCACATTTGTCCTGGGTTCTTTGTACAGATAACCTTTACATCACGACCTTCAGTAGGATCAGTAATGTCACCATAGTCTTCATCAAGCATATAATTGAGAAGAGTCTGGTAAACAGTCTTTCCAAATGCCCAAAGCCGAACGCCTTTTTCTTCTTCACCGCGAACAATTACAGGTGCGTAACATCTCATTTTCGGATAAAGCTTCTTTGCTAGCTCGTAAGATTCTTTCGAACCTTCATCACGGAGCTTTGTAATCAACTCTTGGATTGGATCTGGCTTGCTAAACTGGTAAGGTGCAAGTAATCCTGGGTTATTACCAATATTATAATAGAACATAAGCTCTTTAAACGGCT